AGTCCATACGTATGATTTGATTTTGTCTAAATACATATCCTATCTCACCAGATGTTATATGTACTATCTGTCCACCAGAACCTGGTAAATCTTGGAAGTCTGCTTGTTTACCTTGCCAAGTAGCTATATCATTTATACCTGACCATTGTATTCTATTAGTATTATTACTATGGTTACCAGTAACAAAAAAATCTCGAATAACTCCTGATACTCTAAACACAGGTAGGGTTCCTGCAGTTACTATTGTACTAAGATTAGCAAAGTTAGTAGATGTACCCATTAAATAATATTGTGGTGCATCAACTCCATTACTTGCAATTACATGATTACCAAATTGTGTAAAGGTAACAAAGTCTGTAGCTGTACCATTTAATCCTGATTTTCTAGATGTAAATGTACCAGAAGCTAACTGATATAAGTTTGTATCAGTTCCTACAAAGTTAAAAATATTGTTTGAGTTATCTCTAAATGATCCAGCACCTTTAGCATTTGTAACTGTTGTATTTGTACTATAATTTACAAGAGATGGAAATCTCTTATAAGTATTAAGTGCATGATATACATTAGTAGCTACATTAGCACCTGGCTTTAAATGTTCAGGTTGATCAGGTAGCCATTCTCCAAAAGGTACTTGCATTATCTATTCCTATAAAATGATAAATCTGTTTGTACATCTGTTCTTTGTGTAACAGGTGCACCTCCATATGTATCATGTCTGTCATTATTCTCACATCTTTCTAATGCTGTAGAATACATTTGTAACCATTGTGATAGTTGTGTTTGATCTATTCCACCAAGAAAGTTGGCAGCATGATATAAAGATCCATACAAATATATTGCTGGATGTTTATTTAAAATATAATTTGATGTATTAGAATCACTAAGCTCTGATATAGCTTTATAGTATGATAACTTCCCAGTATAAGAAACATCAGGAGCAGGACCAAATCTGAATTTTTCAACTTCATTGTCACTCTCTATGGTATAACATCTAGGTCTACCAGTTCTTGATCCACCTTTTATTTCAAACATATTATGTGGTGTAATATATTCTAATGGATATTTAGTTGATGATGATAATATGTAAAATGATCTTACAGCTAAAAAACCTGTAGGAACATTTACTTGTTCAGCATTAATGGTAACATCATCTTGTTGTTCCATTTGTCTGATTCTTAATTTTGCATTGAAGTCAGCTTCAGTTAATTTAATAAAGTCATCTTGTATCTCTGTTGTAAGATCAGATCTATTTAAAAAATTAGCTATAGATGCTTTTAATTCTGTGTATGTTGATAATGCCATTATAAACTGCCTTCTGCTGTTCTGAAATATCTAAACTCATTAGAGTTTAATTTCATTCTCATTATTTTTCTTTGAATTTCTTTTGGTAAAGCAAACCAGTTGTTGCTTCCATTATATTCTTTTGCCCAGATCTGTAGTACTAATGGTGGTACACTAGCTACTCGTTTCATTCCTTTTTCAGAAGAAACCCATCCTTTGTCATGATTGTATAACTCTTTATTTCTTTTCAACAAAGGATTTACATCCTGTTGATTATTAATAGTAAGTTTACCATCTGATTCTTGGATATACTTAGTTTTTATTCCACCATCGTATTCTACAGATCGAACTTTTCCCATTACTCTGTCAATTCAGTTACGTATAAATTTACAGATCCTATAACAGCAACTTTTTCACCTTCAGATACTTTGAAGTATTCTGATGATTTAGACTCTAAGAATATCTTAGAAGTTGTTGCTGTAGGATTAACTCCAAACTCAATATGACAATCTGCATCTGGTACTACTCTAACATATTCTACGTTAGAACCGAATGCTGATGATTGAGCTGAAGATCCTGATGAATTAACTTTTTGTGTAGTAACAGGTCTCATCGCAATGTGTGACATGTTACTCCTTATCTTCTAATTATAAAAGTTACGTTAAGTTTTTTAGCTCCAGTAGATGCACCATCAGTTATCATTTCGATAGTTCCACCTTCTTCAACATTGTTAGCTGCTGTTGGTTCTGCAGAATCTACAGTTCCAGCTGCTGAACCTGAATGTGCTACTGTTATTCCACCACCAGTAACTGCAGTTCCACCTATTTCGAAAGATATACCTGCATTACCTCCAGAGATTGCTCCCTGTAAAGATGTGATGATTTTAATAATTTTACCAGAATCTGGTACTGCTACGAAAGTTGATGATCCTGTTGATATATCAGCAATTTCGCCATATATAAAATAGTCGTTTAATGTTCTCATTTTATTCCTTTAATGTTCCGATCCTAACCTATCTCAGATCTTCATTGTTTAGAATCTGCTAGGGGAGCAGATTATAGGTTACTCCCCTAAACAGTTATATTATTATGATGTTGTTAAGTCTGCAACTAAGCCAGACGCTTTTTCGTTTCTTGACTCAAGAGTCGCTTCAACTAAAAGCTGTCTTTTCTCAGAGTCACCAGTTTTTGCAAGTTCATGCATACTGAAGTCTCTTAAGAAAGCTATGCCGAAGTAGTTCATGTCTAACACATATGCATCTCTATCTCTAGAGAATCTGTTAGGTACTACTTGTAACTGTCCAAAATCAGATGCGTATACGTCTACAGAAGTGTATAATGTAGCGTCTGCACCTGCATCAAATCTAGTTGAATTACCAGTAAATCCTGATAATTTTTGTTTGTTGAATGGTCCTACCATAATCATAGAAGGATCACCACCTTCATTCCAAACTGATTTGATTACTGATTTTAATGATGCTTCTGTGAAAGCTCTTTGAGTTCCATCAGTTCTTGCTGTATTACCAGCTCCACCTGAAGAACCTGAAGCTCCAAGATCATCATTAGTTTCAATCCAAGCTCCTAGAGAACCGAATTTTCTAGCTGTTGTACTGTTACCAGCAACTTCTGCTTGGTTTCCAGTAATAGTAGCTTCCATGTCTCTTTTAAGCTCTTTTGCTTTTTTAGCAATTTGGTATGCTAATTCAGATGCTCTACCTGCTTTGTCTACTGACTCTTGTGTTCCTGTGATTACAACAGTTTTGTCCATAATCTGAGAACTATTTGAAAGTCTTGTAGTTGCAGAAACTGCATCTAAAGTTGCTTCATCACCTTCAATAACAGCGTTATTAGTAGCTGCTGCTGCAAGTGCATCTGTTTGCCATTCGTGAAGAACTGCAGTAGCTTTAGTCTTAGCTGCTGAGCTGATGAATGGCGTATCTGTTGGTGAGATACTGTAGATTACGTCAGAAAGATCTTCTCTTTCACCGACTGAATCATAAGTATCAAACGTGTTAGTTGGCTGTGCCATTGTTTATTTCCTTTGTTGAGATTTAAGATTAATAATGTCAAGGATTGCAGATGAGGCATCTTTTATATCACCACTCTTACGCACCTTGCCAATTTTATTTCTTATTTGCTCTCTACCAGAACTTGTTGAAGATTTAGCTACACCAGATTTAACTACCTTTGGAGCATTGGCTACTTTCTTTTGAACGATAGGTCTTTTATCTTTCAAAGTTTGGTAACTCATGGCATCCTTTGCAACCATTAAAAATCTATGATCTGCAAGTGATCCGATCTCCTCATCATTAAAACCATAATTTCTTAAAGAATTACGCATATTAACTTTGAATTGATCTGCTTTTCCAGGATCGCTGTACTCTGGTATCTTTGTTGCTGCTAACTCTCGCTGTGCCTCCAAGAACTCGTCATATTGTTTTTGTTGAATCTCTCGAGCTTTATATTTCATATCATTCAACTGTTTAGTCTGTTGTCTAAGTTCAAAATCTAACTTAGCAGCAGCAGTTGGATCTTCATCATAAAGTGTCTTAAGATCTTGACTACCTTGTTTTTGTCTGACAGTTGCGTCAGCAGTTGCTATTAGTTCATTCAACTCTGTTAGTTTAGCATCATAAGATTGACGCAAACTATTCTTTTGAGTATCAAGATCTTTTCTCTCCATACTCAGCTGATGAGTTTTTTGTCTATAATCTGAGTCTCTAGAATATCCAGCTTTCAGTTCATCAAGGCTAACCTCTATCTCTTGACCATTAACTTTTAGTTGGTGGAGATTGGGTTCCTCTAATTCTGTTTGTGTTTCTTCTGTGACCTCAGTATTTTCAGATGTCTCCTCTTTAGGAGCTGCTTCAGACTCAGCTTGGCTCGGTTCGGTTGACTGTTCCTCAGTCGTAGACTCTGATGGTTCTGCTGGTTTAGTTTCAGTTTCTTGTTGATCTTTTGGATTCAATAATCCTGAAATTTTTTCAGCTGCACCTTCTATGTTTTGTGGCTCTGCCATATCGTTCCTTTCTTGTTGGTTGACGAATTTGAAGTTGCGTTAGCTTAACTTCTTTTATTTAATTGATCTATCTCGTCCTGAGATAGCTTTCCACTGGTCATGATACTTTGTAGATGACCTCGTATTTTATCTACAAGATTGTACGCTACCCAAAGATATGTACGTTTATCATCTTCAGTGAATTTTGTATTAAAGATTTCCTGTTTATATATTTCTAGGAGATCTTCAAATGCTGTCTTTAGCAGGGGATCGTTTAGGAGCTGCTGTGCTCTCTTGCCCTGTCTGATTTGTGTTTCCTTGTCCATTAAAGAATTGGTTTTGTCCTTTTATTATTTCTTTCATAAGATCACCAGATTTCTTAAGATCTTCTTGTTCTAACATAGATCTACGTTTTAATTCCATCTCGTCAATCTTACCACCATATTTTAACTCTAATTCTTTTATTTTCAACTCAAATGATAACATAGATTCTCTCATTTTAGCTTCTATGTTTTTAATCTCAGTTTCAGCTTTAAGCTGTGCTCTTTGGTTTTCACCTTGAACTTGTGCTAGAGTTACCTTCTCAAACTCAGTTGGTGGTTTAGGAGGCAGTTGTGGCATCTGTGATGCACCTACATCTGGATCCATAAAGAAAGGTTCTACACTATTTAGACCTGCATTTTCAACTAATTTCTTTAATGAGTTGTATATATTTCTTAGATTAACCATTGGACCATAAACGTTTTGTTGTAGGTTTATGGCTTCCATTTGTCTTTGTAGTATAGCATTAACTAGGATTAGTTGTTGTTCTTTTGATCCTGAACCTAATCCTACTTGGACAGTAACATTAACTCTGTCTTTCCATTCGTAAGGTCTCATAGGTATATACTTACCTCTGATTCTTACTATTTTTTCTTTTTGTTGATATTTACATACCAACTCAAATATTTTAAGTGCTAAGTCTTTAACACCTGTTTCTGCAAATATTCTAGCAATCAACTCCATTCTCATTTGAGATTGAGTTAATACTTGGTTCATACCAGTTGCAGTTTTATTATTTAAAGAATCTGTACTTAATCCTTGTGATGTTCTACTTACACCTGTTCTAGTTTCTTTTACAGAATCTAAATAAGCTAACATACCACTAGCTTGTTCTGTAATAGGTTGTGCCTGAATAGGCATCATAACATTTTGAGGTGGTTGTTTAGTTCTAACAATTCCTCCAGGACGATTTGTAAGTAAGTCGTCCATAGCTACTTGACCATCTTGTATCGCTACACGATTATTATTTGTTAGATACATATTATCTAACATTTGTCTCATAACTGTAGATTTAATTAATTGTATATCTTCTACTAGCTCTGCAATAGATCTACCATGAAATCTATGAGGCATGATAACTGGTGTCATAGATATAAATGGCATTGTATCCATTTCTTCTATGCTTAATAATTTTTTAGAATCACCAGCTACACAAATCTTAACAAGTTCTGCTTTGCCATCATCATCAAGATCCATTCTTACATAACACTCATGTAGTAATACATCTTGTGTAGATTTATCTCCATCTGTTTCACCATGTGAAAAGTCTATGTTTTGATGTCTAACAAACTTATCTTCTGTAAAATAATCTGGATCACCTGTTGGTAAAGAATCTACTAAGTCTTTATCATAACCCATTTCAACTAATTCAGTTTTAGTTTTATTAGTTCTATGACAAACAAAGTTTGCATCTTCTATAGATTTACATCTTCTTTCAATAAGAAATTCTTCAGGTGGTATAGGATCTATTCTTACTTGACCATACTTTCTAGTTCTATGAATTACACAATCATGTAATTTAATTTTATCTAGTTCTTCACCTCTTTCATCTACGATAGGTTCATCATACTCTGTATGATTTTTAACTTCTACTTCTGCATCTGCAACTAAATCATTAAACTCATCATCAGTTAATCTGGTATATTCTTCTCTTTCAGTTTTATTTGAGTTATCCCAATAGATTTTAAGAATACCATTCTTTTGTATTAATGCGTCTTTGAAAGCTGTATATAATGCTGTAAATCCATTATTCTGTTTATAGAATATGTAATTTAGATAGTCTGAACATTGTCTAGCCATTTCTTCATCTTCTGGTCCTACACCTTCACAGCTAAATACATTATCTCCTGCTGTAAAGATTTTCATAAGTGAAGGCATTAAGCTTTCAACTGTGTCCATAACATCATTAGATATTACTTGTGATCTACCTTCTTGTTCATTGCCAAGAGGCATTCCTAAATAATATTCTAATGATTTCTTTCGTCTAGCAACTAGCTCACCACCAATATAACCTGATGCGTTGTGAATCTCTTTGCTAACGATTGATAATATTTCTTGTTCTGATTTCTTCATACTATATATTTTGTATCTATATTAATTGGCTTATCCCATTCAGTTGTATCTAAAGGTTCGGATACACATCCATACCTAAAGCTATCAGCTGCGTGTGAGCACCAATCATGTAGAGGTTTATTTTTAAACACTTGGTTTTTTTCATCCCATTGTTTTCTATATTGACGTAATGCATCTAGTCCTTGTTTACACTTTTCTCTATCAAAATAACAGTCTTTTAATGTATTACGTACAGACTCTATACCATGATCTACTTCAAGTTTTGGTGCTACTTCAAAATCTAATCCTAGCTCAGATGCAACTTCTAATCTAGATTTACCAGTACCAAGTTCTCTTGCCATTATGTCGTGAGGAGCTATATGATTAGAATAAGCATAATCTTTTTCTGTTAAGACATCAACATAATGTGCTAATGATTCACCAGAGTTTTCATAATAATCTATAAGGTGTACTTCTTCACCAATTCTTTGTGCAAACCATATTGCAGTAGAATCTCCGATTCCCAAATCCCACCACGTTTCTACACCTGCATTATCATCTACAGGCACGTAGCCGATTCTCCCATCTTTATCAGCTTTAGTTATCAGCCGACCATAATAACTTCCTGACACAGCAGCTGTAAACGAACATTCAAACTCTTGTTCATATTGTTCTGGTGTCATTATTTGACGTGCCTGCTCCAGTTCCTCCTCTGGAATAACTTTAGTGTCAGAAGATCTATATAGTTTCCCATACCAATCTTTATGACCACGCTGTGCAAAATCATAAACTTCCCAGAATTGATTATGCCCCATAGGTGTACCGATAAATAAAACCCAACCTAATTTATCAGATACAGCTGGTCTTACAATCTCTGTCCATACTCTTGGAGACATGATAGCATATTCGTCTAAGACAACGCCATCAAATCCCATACCTCTTATAGAATCAGGATTATCTGCACCGAAAATCTGTATTCTTGAACCATTGAATAGATCTATTCTAAGTTCAGACTCGTTTCTACTTCCACCCCATATCATTAGAGGTTTTGTATAAAATTTTAAATATTCCCAAGCAATAGATTTACCTTGTCTATATGTTGGAGCTATGAATGCACATAAAGCTCTAGGTTTACCTGCTGCTGTTTTAATTAATTCGTTTATTGAAAGAACTGATTTACCAAATCTACGATGACAAACCAGAACACTAAATCTTCTTAAATTATTATGTACTTCTTGTTGATACTCTCTAGGTTTATAAGGTACTTCTATAATCCTAACTTTCTTTTTGCCATTGGACTTTGATTTGGATTGGCTCATCTGTTCCTATCTTAGATGTTGTGTTAGCAAGTTTTGGATGAATATAAGGTGCTGCTTTTTCTGCTGCATACATTTTACGTTCAGGTGAACTTGCAGGATTGTTTAACACAGATAAAAGATAATCTAAAGGAGAATGTTGATATTTAGATGCCATATCCTCCATAGTTTTCCAAAGAGATTTAGACTTAGAACCTAATGGTCTACCAGCTCCTTCTCTTTTACCACCATGTTTAGATACCTCATTCTCATGAGATGCATCTTCAGCAGTGCCTTTAGTTTGCATAAATTTAATTTTGTCCTCCATTAAATCTTTCTACCTTTTCTATCAAATTGTCTATATTCAGGAAAATCAAACTTTTTAGTTTTTCCTATTTTATATATACCTGCACCTGCACCAAAAGCTAAAGATAAAGGACTAAGTGCTGTTTTACCTGCAAACTTTATACCTTTAACTGTACCTTTTTTAAGAAAGTCCTTGATAGGAGTTTTCTTCTTAGGTGTTTTCATAAAGTTTCTGTCACCTGCGTATATCTTCATTTTTTCTTCTTTTTCTTTTTAGCTTTAATTATTTTTTCTTGTAATGATTTAGGTAATGTTCTTTGCTTTGCTGTAAGCATAGCTTTACTTGCCATTCTTGCTTTCATTAGTATTTCCTTTTAACTTTCATACCTTTTTTTTTAGCAGCTTTCTTAGCAGCCATCTTACCTTTTTTAGTATAAGGGTATTTTTTCTTTCCAACCATTGGCATAGTGTTTCTCCTTTATTAGATATTATAAGTTTTTCTCATTTGTCTAATTTGTTTTGCAGTTTTTTTTCTAACTCTAACATTTCTTTGTCCTGATGCAAGGTTATAACCTGCTTCACCTATAGCTCCAAGACCAGCACCTGCAACAGCTCCTATACCAGCACCAGCAGCTGAAATTCCAGGATTTTGTTTTATAAAAGCTACATCACTTTTATTTAAAATTGGATTTTTTTTATAAAACTTTTTAGATTGTTTTTTTATTTTAGTTCCAAAACCTTTTGCTTTTGTCATTGCTTTAGCTTGGAATGTGTCAGCTCCTCTTACATTTGGTAGCTTTCCTTTTAAAGTTTTCATGGCGTCCATAGCACCAGCATAATGTTTTTTTGCAAAAGCTTTAGCTAAAGTTCCACCCATTTTGAGTTTCATCATCATTGTCTTAATAGTCCTTGTTGTGCAGCCATTCTTGAATTAGGCATAGGCATGTTCATTCGCCTTTGACCCATTTGTTGCATTTGTGGATTATTGGCTTGTTGTAATAATCCTTGCTGTTGTTGTTTAGCCACTTCTGGCATTAACTTTGCTCTAACAATTAATTGTAACTTCTGAGATTCCTCAGGAGACAGATTAATCATTTGATCAGCTAATTTTTCTAATTTTTTATCCATTAACAATTCCACTTTCTTAAAGATTTATTTATTCTACTATTTGGATCTCTAGCTGTTTTAGCAGAAGTTAGTTTACGTTTCATGCCTTTCATTCTAGCACAGAAACTAGCTCTACGTTTTGCTGCTTTAGATCCTTTTTTTAACTTAGATGGCTTTGTAGTAACTGCCATTTTTAATTTAGATCCAGGATTAGCTCGTCTATATGATGCTATTCCTTTCTTATTCAAACCCCCACTTTTAGATTTGCCTTCTTTTCTTTGCCATGCTGGTGTCTTAGCCACTTTTATGTACTTTCTGTATTTTAAACTTAGCTGTTAAAGATGCACCTTTGTGTGATTTAAACTTACCTGAGTGTTTCATTAATTTAAAAGAATTACTTTTTTTCATCCAATGAAAACCTTTAGGAGCTTTTACAGTTTTTGTTGCCATTACCTTTTCTTAGCAGTTTTAGCTGCTCGTCTAAACTGTTTAGCAGTAGGTGCACCTTTCGCACCTTTTTTTCTCATTTTTTCACCACTACCAGCTTTTATTCTCTTTCGCTTAGCGTGGATATTAGCGTATAGTCCTTTTTTTGCCATTATAGTATCTCCTTGTAATCTTTTATTTTAGTTTTTTTACGAAATTTAGGATCTTTTAGATCTTTAATAAACTTTCGTCTTTTTTTCAAGACTTTTGGCATCAATCCTGTAAAGTCTTTGATTACTGTATATGGTAAACCTAGTGGGTATTTCATCTTCCTTGCCTATTGTATTTTTTATATGATCTTTTTTTGTGTTTGTTTAACGATTTTGTGTGCCTTCGAGGTCTTTTCTTTGGTTTTTCTCTAGGTACGAAATGGGTAAACTTAACACGAGCCATTATGCATCGTCAAATATGTCAAAAGCTATAGCTCCACCAACTGCTGACGCAGATTTAGGATATTTTCTTATAGTTTTGTCTGCAAATTTGATACCTTCGTTGGTTTTTTTCCCTGCTATAGCTACTGCTTTAGCCATACCTGGATTTTTTCTGTTACCTAAGAAAGTAACAGCTTGATCTGTCTTTTTACCAGCGAATTTTTTAGCTGTGTACAGTTTTTTGACAAATTCTGAACCTACTTTTCCTATTGCTGTTATCATTTTTTCTCCTTGTTGTTGATAATAAACCCCCCTAATGGAAGTATCTGTATAAAACCCCCCTATTTGCACTATCGACATTACTGTCGATGTTGCAGGGGTAAAAACAAAACCCACTATTTTTTATATGGTCAAATCGCTTTGACGATTTGTCTTTGTTTTTCGCTTTTGTCAATCGCTGTTACGATTGTCTCTTGTTTGTTTACAATTTTTTATTGAAGTTGCCAGTAGGCAACAAAAAATTGTTGTTATATATGTTTGGTAATTGACTAACTCTAGCTTGTCTATTGATTAGTTGATTGCCGAATATGATTTAACCTGTTGATATGTCTAGATAACTTGATTGTCTGAATATCAATGGACACACTAACAAGTGCTAATCTGACAGTATATGTAGATGTGCACTAGAAAGGATATAATATGTTAAGTACTATTGTTATGACACTATTAGCTATATGGTTATCTTTGCTTATAGTTGGACAAGTAATAGGTGGATATGTAGGTTACAATATATTCAAGTCTATTACGCAAGAAACAAAGGATAAATAGATGATACTATTAGGTCTATTAACTTCGTTTACATTAACCCTAATAGGTGTGATATTAATGTTACACCTATCATTTTGGATAGGTTTATTATTGTGTATCGTGTCAGGTATACAGGTGTTTAGGTATATAGAACTATCTAAAGAATCTAATGGTTATTATTCCCAGCGAAAATAACCATTATCGAAAGGAGATAATATGTCAAAAGATCAACAATCTATGGAGTTTAAGTCGTACTACGAAACTAAGACTCCAGAAGAAAGGATAGCTTATGTTCAAGCTAATCCAGATAAATACTTGCCTTTAGACGAGTATCGTAAAAAGCAATCACCAGTTGAAAAGAAACTGGATGTATTGATTGAGATGATGCAAAGGTTCAAGGAATATCAAGATAAGTAGATAGTTGGCTAACGCCTAGTCGCCTTTGGCTAGGCGTTGCCTGGTATAAATATATATCTCTCACGTTGACTGAATAATCATTGGTTAATGTGATAAGGTAGCAAAATCACAGGTGGAGGGCGAACTCGCTAGGAGCCTGTGTTAGTAGTGTACTCTGTAGTAAATCTATTATGAAACATAGTAGAGTTAACCTAAAGTGGGTAAGACCACCTATGGAGTTGTTTGGCAGTTCTAGTTATTGCAATGGCTAGACACCCTGCGAGAAATCGTGGGCTACAAAAAATCCAAACACGTGTGAGATATATATCGTAATGAATATGTGGTTTGTTGACCATTTTGCCACTGCAATGCACCTACAGATAAAAATGGTGGGAATGACGCTGTAGGTATTCAATAACAGAAAGGATAATATGCTTAGAACATTTTTAGTAACAGTAATACACCATGATCCAAATGGTGGAAAAGACATTCCACGAGAACATAGAGTGTACATGCCTAGTAAAGAATATGATAAGAGTGGTTCAAGATATCGTAATGAACAATGGGTTGAGAAGTCATTAGAAAAGAAGATTGGACCAAGATATAATAACGATGGTAGTTATGTGAGTAACTACTGGATACGAAGAATAAGACAAGAGAGGTAATATGAAAACACCAAAAGGATGGACAGCAAAAGAGTATGCAGAACATATGTTATGGATAAGTTCATTTGCAAATGCAAAGGAGGTTAAGAGTGTACCGAGTAATACTAAAGGGAAAGTTCAAAGAAAGACCAATAAATCTCGCAAAGGCAGTAAGCCTGATGTACGGACAGAAGTTTAGTGGTTCGATAAGAAAAGAACATGTAACTTGGTGGAAACAATATTGGATAAAACCGATATACTTACAGATAATATATCCTAAGAGAGGATGGATTACGTTGGCAAAGATATATAGAGAAGGTAAGCCATCTATAAGAGTGATAACTGAGCCAACCAGCTCTACCAAGAGGGAGCTGCTTGTCTATAATAAACTATATGGAAAGGAGGAATAACATGGGTGCTAGACCAAAAGGTAACTTGGAACTATACAAATACATTGGTAGTCAGATCAAGAGAGCTAGAGTGGCTAATAAAGAAGGACACAGGATAATGAGTCAATCTAAATTAGCAAATGCTATTGGTGTTACGTTCCAACAGATACAGAAGTATGAGAAAGGTACTAACAAAGTATCAATAGAAAATCTATTAGCTATTGGTATTAAATTAAAAGTAGAAGATATTAATTACTTTTTACCACATATACCTAATGAGATAATAACTAATGTACTAGAAGGAGAATAATGAATGGAATTTTTAATATTATTAGAGTGGTTGCTTATAGCGTCACTGGTCTTGTAGTAAGGAAAGGTTGGAATTGGCTCACTGCCGATGTCGATCCAATTCCAGGAACAAAAGAATTTGATGATGAATATCGTCAGATACGTAGTAAATATCTACGTTTACGTAAACGAAAGGAAGAATATGAAGCGTATAGAAAAAGCAGGTGATGTAATGATCAAAGCATTTACATTACCAATTAGAGTGTGCATTGGTCTATACAAGTGTGTTCAAAAGAATACACCTGAAAGACTTGAGA